CACGCGACCACTTGGTCAGTGCTGCGGTCAGGCCGGTCTTCTTGTAGGATTCACGCTTCTCCGACTTGTACTGCAGCCACAGCTTGACGGCATCGAGGCAGTTCTGGGTGCGGAGGCTGTCGGGCAGTTCGATCCCATGGGCGACTTCCCACGGAGACTTTGGTGTCGGTGTATGTATTATAGGAGAAGGAGATGGAGACGGAAAGCATGATTCTGGTACAGATTCGGCATGATCATCGGCATCTTCGCGGCAATGCGTTGGCAATGCGTTGGCATCCTTGTTCCACCGCAAATTGGCAATATCCCGCTGTTTTTCGCTTCTTTCCTTCTGTTTCGACCTTTCCTTCTCCAGCCGCTTGTTCCGGTAGTGACCATCGTCTCCAGCTTCGAACTTACTTTGGCATATGCCTTGGCAATGCGTTGGCATACCATGGCACATCCGCTGGATGTCGAGCTCGGTAACGAAGCCTTTCGACCATTGAAGGCACAGCAGGCTGATGTAGGCGCCACGCTCCTCGTTGGTCATAGTCATTGTGCCTGCTAGGAAGTCGTCGGCATAGAACTGGAAGGCTGGAGCCCTTCCTTTGGGTTTAGTCTCTTTCATGATTCAAACGAAAATCCCCACCAGACACAGGGTAGGAGATCGCAGGAAGGGACTGCGAATGCCTGTGGTGGTGGGGATAAAAGTTGTCATGTCCTTCGTTTGGTATCGACGCTCACCTCCTACAGCTCACGTCGACGTGGCCTCCCTATCGCACAGGCTTGGCCTTGTCCAGCCTGTCGTACTCCTGCGCCTCCTGGAGCGCTCTTATGTGCTGCTCATGTGTAGGCTCGTCTGTGCCGCATAGGATGCCTAGACGCTCATGGTATCGGTAGGCAGCCTCCTCGGACAGGTTGTCGGGTGTTGGAGTCATTGCGATGTTCCTAGCTGCCTTCAGGTGCATCCATGACCCAAACGATGTCTGCGATGCGTACGTCGATGCCGCGCTCTGCAGAATAAGCCACCATGTAGTCTGTTTTTTGTTTCAGACAACTATCCAAAGTAAGATGTATCCATTCATTGCTGATAATCTCTGCACCTGTGAACCTAATAACCTCACCTGTTCTGAGTTTAACAGCATAGTCGAAGCAGTTATCAATGCACGCCTTTGCAAGCGCATTGCTGCCAACAACCATCTGTATCAGTTTTCTGCGCTCTTCCGCTTCCATTATTGCTTGCTGCAGCAACGGATCTTGGATTGAAGTGTTATCGTTCATAGTTTCAATAGCTAGGCATCAGAACATCCGCCACCTGCTGGGTCAGGCGGACATCCTGCAGGCAGTAGTCGATGGCTGCCTGGCGGTTGGTTTTCCACAGGTTGGCGAAGTCGGCGCCATTGCCGGTCTTCTCCCCGAGCCCTAGATGCCTGCTGATGGCTCCGAGGCTGCCATGAGCCCGGTTGTCCCCGAGCTGCCACACCTCGCGCAGGTCGACGATCAGGTCGTTCCAGTACCGGCCGTTGCGTATCCAATAGGGTGGCGTGATCCGATGCTTCCACGAGCGCTTGATGAGGAAAGGCAGGTCGAAGGCCTTGATGTTGAACCCGATCAACCGCGGCTGGCGCTCCCAGGTGTTCAGCAGCTCCCACCATTGCCGGAGCATAGCGGCCTCGCCATCAGCGTCGGACGACAGGATGGCAGGCTCGTCGCGCTCTAGGCGGTATCCGATGCACAGCACCTGGCCGCTCAGGGCATCCAAGGCAGCGTTGCGGATGTAGTCGGTGACGTGGTTCTCCTCGGCCTGCCGGATACGCTCGGCGATCTTGTCGGGGTCTTTGGTGTTACCGAGCTTCACGTCGGCCGGGTTGAAGGCCGGTATGGCAAGCTCGCCAAACGGCAAGGCTCCGGTCTCGATGTCGAATATGATGGTTGGGTTAGCTGGCATTGGTTTTGGGGCGGTTGAGGCTGTAGTAGGCTGTTGATACGGAAACTTTGAAGTGCTCGGCGATCTCCCGGTAGCTGTGCCACGGGTTGGTTTTTCGCCATTCTTGGATACGGGCCATCATCTCCTTGTTGATCTGATAGCGGCTGTATGGCTTGCGGGTCGGTGGTTTCCAGTGCGGCTGGCGCTTGGTTTTCACACGGCGCTTCTTGAGTGCGTCGGGGTTTGGTGGAGGCTGTGGTGCTGGCTTGACGTAGCCAGGAGGCGGCGCACAAAGCGCTGCGATACGTTCTGCAGAAAGGTTGAGCTTCATTTAATTTGGTGTGCGTTTGTCCCCGGATGCGCACCCCCCGGAACGAACCATGAGTCCCCCAGCAGCAACAGGCTGCCGGGAAAGTGTTAGATTGGCTTGCCGCAGTGTGGGCAGTTGCAGCCCTTAATCGGGCGTTTGGTCAGCGGCTCGACTCCTAGCCACTCGCAGATCTCGTTGTACGACTTGCGGCCGAATGACCACACGGCGCCCGGGTAGAGGTGGCCTGTGCGGTATAGGGCCAGAGCGTCCTCCTTGCTCTGGATTGCCAAGGCATCAAGGATGCGGTGTGTCCGGTTGCTGAACGGGAATCCCCATTGAGCGGAAACGTATTCGAACCGTTTGGCGGCCTTGACCACCTGGCTGATCCGCTGCTTGGTCAGAGCCAGCTTGTTGCCGATCTCCTGCAGTGTACGACCCTCGGCACGCATCAGCACCACGGATGGTACCAGGTGGGCTAGGGGTGTGCGTTTTCTACGATTTGACATATGTAAGGTGCTCCCAGATTCGTTGGGTGCTGGTTTCATTGTGAAAGTAACGACAGCTTTTCTGCCTCTGCCTGGCGGGTTTCCAACATACTCTGAACGATCCAGAGTGCTTCTTTGTATGGTGCCCATTTCCCCCCATCCTTTGAAATGGTCACGTTGCTGTGAGGTATGATGTGCCAAGGAATCCAATAGGTTTCCCCGGTGTCGAGTTGATGTAGTGCCATCAGGTCTGCCTGAGGCGCTTTTCCGATTCGATAGAACCAACCTTTGCAGGCTCCATAGACCGCGAAGTTAGCCGATTTGACGTCAATTCGGAGAACCTTGTTGACGAGCAGGTCAAACGGCCACTTCACGGCGATGCTTCTCTCCACCTGAAACCCTGCTGATTCCAGTATCGTCTGCACTCTCTTTTCACCATTCCATCCAGTGTCTGAGTCGGAAGGTGCTCTTGTAATGCCAAGCCTGTCTGCCCATTTGAAGAACCCACCTTTCTTCGAAATCTGATTCGCCAGATCTCCTTGTCCTGTTGAGCGAAGGTACTGATTGGTGGGCATGAGCCCGGTGTTGCGGTAGTTCTCCATGATTCGGTCTGCGATCATGGCCTCTGTCCAAGTCTTTCTTGTCATCGGTGCTACCACTTACCGGTTAAAACGATCAATGACAAGAATCGTTTTAGAACGGCAGGTCGTCTGAATCAGTAATCTCCTTGTTGGCCTTGATCTCTTCCAGCCGAGCGTTGATTGCGGCGATGAGTCGCTTGTCCTCGGCCGTGATGTCCTTGTTGGCCATGGCCTTCGGCACCCACACCTCGGCCAGGCCGTTCACCGCGGTCTCGGTCAGCTCTGAGACAGGCGTGCCGCGGAACTTACCGACGTGCACCTGAATCTTGCTCAGGTCGAGCTTGGCGGGCGCCTGGGTCTGGCCCTGCTCGTCCTTGGGAGGCCTGTCCTTCAATCGCACCCACTGGCCGCTGGGCTTCAGCTCGCCCTGCTTCAAAGGCATGATGAGCTTGATGTTGGCGTAGGTCTTGGTGCCGTCCGCGCTCTGCTCGTGAGCGATCACCAAGGTAGCCGACTTGCCGATGAGGCTCTCGATGTCGAGGGCCTTGTTTTCTTGGGGCGTGAGCGCCCGGCCGAACCAGTCCTTGAGGAACTTGGTCAGGGCTGCCTTCTCGTGCAACGAGGGCACCATGGGCTTGGTAAACACCACCCAGGGCTGCACCGGGTCACGGGTGTCGTCGATCAAGTCGATCTCAAAGGCGAACTTGAACTTCTTCTTGGTGCCGTACTCCGTTTCGTACTCCTTGAGCGGAGTCACGTCGACGCACACGGCCTTGCCGGTGTATTCCGGGCACGGTGCGTAGTCCTTCTTACCGCAACTTGCGCTGATGATCATGCTATCGTCTTACGTTGTGTTGTTGTTGTTGTGTTATTTCGAGGCCTGCTTTTCGACCTCGGAAAGTTGCTGGGCCATCTTCATGTAGTTCGCCCAATAGTCCGGGAAGGCATCCCGCAGCTTCTTCAGGTTCACAGGGTCTGCAGCCAATGCCGCTGCGCCCAAGGCACGCACGAAGCTGCCGCCGTACTCCTGCATCGTCCTGGCCACATCTCGATCGGTGACGTTCACTTGGTTCCCTTTCCACGTTTGCGCGTCCAGTAGGACGTGTATTCCATCTTCTTAGCCTTGGTTGCCGCTACGATCTCGCTGATCTCGCCCTTGCGGAAGCGGTAGTGGCCTGTGCCTTCGTGTCGTAGTTTGTCTGCTTTGTTCATCGTCCCTCCAACCATTTCTTGAGGTCTTGAAGCTCGTCGGCTTTGGCTTCCAGCTTCTTGATCCGCTCACGGGCTTTGAGCAGCTCGGCGCGATAGTTGTCTGATCTAGTGCCAAGCTCGAAGATGCGCTCTCCATCCTCGATGAGCCTTGTTTTGTAGGCTTGAACGTCCAATTCCAGCTCAAGCACACGACCGTTCGCACCTCTGAGTTGCCGCTCTAGCTGCTTTGCGAATCCGATCTTCACGAACTGCTGGAAAGCCACGGTGACAACCGCCTGCCGGTCTGTGCGCGGGGTTTTGCTGATCATTTTCGTGCCGTCACGAAGATGATGGTTCATGGCTTGGCCTCCTGCTCACGCCACAGCAGCAGATCGGCGCGGAGAGCGTCGTTCTCACGCTCTAGTTGGGCGATGCGCTCACGCTGAGATGCGATGACCCGTGCAGCCACTTCAGGCCATTCGTTTGGATTGTTCTCATGCCAGCATTTGAAGTCGCTCGGCATGAGCGGCGTAAGAGCGTCGTGCCATTGCTTGATGCGCATATGCTGCTCCGCTAGTCGCTCCGCTGCTTCAGCGACTGCCGCGTTGGCCGCGCCATCCTCGGATTGAATATCCTGAGACAATATCCGCATGGCTGCGATCAGTGTTTCGGTTGAGCTTCTCACGGCTTGGCCTCCTTAGCTTCCTTCCAGTCACGCGCTAAGATTGTATCGCAATAAATCTCCATCTTATCGCCCACCTCCTCCAGCCGCTTGATGCGCTCCTTCATCTCACGCACCACAGCCACTCCCTGCTCGACATCATCGGTTCCTAGTAGTTCTCGAAACTCCTCGCGGATCTTGTAATTCTGATCAGCCTGTCGTCGCGCCGTGTCGCGCTCTGCGATGAGTAGATGGATGCGCTCGTTGCCCGCGTTGAGTTCGCGTTCGAGTTGGCGGGAGAACTCAGATTGAACCAAAGCATCTCGCAGTGAATCTCCAGCGAGTATTGCAAACCGAGTGCATGGTTTGCCGTTGATCTGCTCATCCGTCCTCGGTGTATCGCCGATCATTTTCGTGGCGTCAGGAATATGATCGCTCATTTGACCCCCCTCGCTTTGAGCATCGCGTCGGCCATTGCGTATGCATCTTTGGCAGCTTTATTCCATGCATCTTTGCCTTCGTAATAGCCAACATCGATTGATTGTCCTGCTAGATTCCCTTGCAAAGCCGCCGCCGCGAAGTAGTCGCGAAGGGTCATTCCAATGCTCAAACATTCGACCGGAAACGCCGGTCCTCCGTCGTTGATTCGTTGCTCGCTCATTTCAGTCCCTCCGCCAGCATCGCGTGCTCCAGGATGAGCACCGCATCCGCGGTCTTCAGTGTGATGTTGAGGCTAGGCTGCCGCTGCTGCGCCAAACCCTTCAGGTGGGCCTTCCAGCGCGTTCCATGGGTCTTGCTGGTGCCTGCCCCAATCGTCTTCTGCCAGCGCTGTGGCGGCACCTCAATGCACCTGGTGAGCATCGAAGCTATCAGGCCGTGAATAAATCCTACGTTGCGGCCGAACTGGAACATCGCGCTACCCGGGGCGCCCTT